CATGTTTAGGTGTTTCTCCAGAAATCGTTTTCCATTTTTTAGATTTAATATTTGGTTTAGGGTCAGGGTCCTCGGTTAGCCCTAACATTCCTCTTATGTGATGCAACGCTTCCTTAGCCCCACCGCAGGAATCAGATATGTTGCCGAACCACTCTTTATAGTATTCGGCTTCGACAAGTAAAAGATTTTTGCCTATAGAAATCTTTTCAGTTGTTACTTCATCTTGGCTGCCGGGACCATCGCCTCCTGAGAAGATATCTTCAAAGTCGCTAAATTCTTCCATCTGGTAAAGCCGTTCGAGTGAGCGTTTATCCCACCCTGAACCTTCTAAGTCAGGTGAAAGTCGTTCGATTAGTTCTATAAGATTCTGTCGGTCATAAGTCGCTAAATCAGAAGTGCGATTATCTGCTAACAGAATTCTTTTTGCCTGCTGGTCATCAACTTCCACATGGACAACAGCAATCTCTTTCCACCCAAGAGATTTTGCTGCTTTCCATGTGTGGTTGCCCGCAAGGATATTTCCGTTGCGTAGGTCTACGACAATGGGCGCGTACTGACCATTGACATCTAAAGACTCTGCTATACCGGGCACGTCGCCCTGTCTAGGATTAGAGGGGTGAGACTGAACTGTGTCAATCCCCACTATGAGTTCTTCTAAGTCGTCAGCAATATTTCCCATTACCTAACCTTACTATTTATACGGTTTCTAAGGGAACCTTAATGTATGCGCTGTTATGGTCGTGACCATAAGAAGTCCAACGATGAATCCACTGTTTCGTGCAACGAAGAGTGTCTGCAAGGTTGTCTAAAGTTTCACCATTATCACGTGCCCAACGAAGTGTCTTTAACAAATCGTTTTGTGCCTCCTGATAAGCGGCTTTCGCTTCTGCTACTGCGGCATTAGCCTGCTCTACCTTGTCAATAACTTTAGGTATTGCAGGTGTTCTTGATTTTGGCATATCTATTTACCTCTCTTGATATCAGCCCCATCTAGGAGCGTTTTTAATAAGTGAAACAACTTGTTCCACTTTAGATCATCTCTATGAAATGGTTTTACTTGTTTTTCAGATTCTCTTTGGTAGTCGTCGGCAGATTTACCAGACAACATTTCGAGTTCTAAAGATTCAACGGTACTTCCGTTGGCCATTTCTACAAGCAAAGATTCTTCTTTATTCGTTATCTTCTTCACCCCAGTCGATTTCTATTTTCCAAATTTTCTCATAATGTGCAACTACCCAAACTATTGCAGAAGGCTTTACGTCTTGATTGAAAGGAGCAAGCACTAAGCATGTCTCCGATCTATCTGTAACAGCCGCATCAGCAAGGATTAAACCTTCATGGGATTCGGTCATCACTGAACTTTCGTCCATGACTTCCCAGCCGTGATATACCCGGACAGGACGTTTCATCTCTTTAGCCACTGCCGCCATTTGGGAAATCGCTGTGTACCTAACCAACTGTTCCGTTAAAGCAGGTTCAGCCTGATCGCTGTCATCACGAGCGTGAGATAAAGCAAATTCCCATTGGTCTTCTGCCTCTCTACACAATCTGGCGTAACGTATTTTTTCGTTCCTATTCATACCTCTCCTATTGAGTCCTAGCGATCAAACGCTTAACTAGATCATTAAGGACAGTATTGGAATCTGGTTCCTCACCATCAGTGACGCTATCTACGATTACTCGCTTCGCTTCAATGAGTTCATAGATGTCATCGTCGATAGTCCCATCAGCGAGAAGGTACCATGCAGAAACATTGTCATCCTGACCGATACGATGGCAACGATCTTCTGCCTGATCGTGCTCTGCTGGAGTCCAACCTTGTTCCACAAAAAGAACATCAGAAGCCGCAGTAAGAGTAAGTCCTACACCACCAGCCTTCATATTTAGAACGATAACCCGAGCATCAGGATCATTCTGGAATGAATCGACTGCTTCTTGGCGAGCCTCGGCAGAGTCTTTACCAGCGACTCTAAGCCCACCGAAACGACTGGCTATTTCGTCTACCACAGCAACGTGATGGGCGAATACAACTAATTTACGATCAGTGCTATCAAGGAAAGTGTCTACCCATTCGCAAGCCGCTTCAATTTTGCCTTCACCAGCGAGACGTTTAAGTGTCGTGATGCTAGACAATGTGTTAGCAGAGTCTTGATTATCGCCACCAAAGTAGGAGAGAGCATTAAGTTCTGCTCTACGGTATTCCGCCATTGCTGGACCATTAAGATCAACATTAACTTGGTAACGTGCCTTATCTGGGAGTTCCTTAAGAACTTCTGATTTATTGCGACGTACATAGCAGGTGCGACGGAGAAGGTCATTTAATTCTTCTGAATTAGCGGAACCAGAAAAGTCCCAACCAAACCGTGTTTTATTCGCATTGCAGTAGCGTTTACGGAAGTTCCAAGAACCACCGAATTCGTCGATACGGTCAATGATCTCTAATTGGGAAACCAACTCAATCGGACGATTAAGAACAGGAGTACCAGTAAGAGCCAACACCATGCCTTTTGCAGGAATAGCAGATGCTATGTTTTTAAGAGCCTTCGTTCTTTTAGCAGTTGGATTTTTAGCGTAATGACTTTCATCAAATACAAGCGCTTGGAAACCTAACGCAATAAGAGCATCTTCGTGCTTAGTTAAAATGTCGTAATTGATGATGACAATATCAGCGTTCTTGACGCCTGATTTACTATCAACTATGTGAACGTTCTTACCGGGAAGCCATTTACGTGCTTCTCTTTCCCAGTTTGTCTTCAAAGACGCTGGGCAAACAACCAATGTCGGGAAAGTGTTTTCCGCTAATACAGAAGCAAGAGCCTGAACAGTTTTACCAAGACCCATCTGGTCAGCGATAAAGCAACGACGTGTATTGGTCGCATAAAGAACGCCTGCACGCTGGAATGGACGTAACGTCCCACCAAGGTTAGGAATGTCGAACTCTGCATCAGTGGCTTCTGACTGCATACCGCGAATATCGGAGCCTTCCATGTATTCCTCTAATGCTTCTCTGCTGTCATCACTTATTTCGACATCGTGGAAAGCGGCCAATATAACAGCCTGCTCTGCGGATGACATAGGCACTACCCAAACTTTACGCTTAGTGTCCCAGCGACGACCAGTTAAACCTTTAACAGCCTGAACAAGGTCAGCGTCATAATCGAAATCAAAAATAAGGTTACGGCCCTCAATGTAAAGTACGCGTTTTTTAGCAACTTCTTCTGGAACCACTGCTTCGTGCTCCATTAAAATTTGCAAGGCTTCGTCTGTGCATTCAAATCCGTTTTGTTCAGCGAAAGAACGTAGAAGACCAGCACCGCCAGCCTCAACTACCCAACGGTAATTTTTTCCATCCCATTCGGACCCCATGATGTTACGAACTTTGCTAACAAGGTCAGCAGAGTACTTGAAGTAGATATGGAATTCTCCGTTTACGAACTCGATCCTACTTTTATCACGACGTAAATAATCTGCTTGACGTGCATCATCACGCCCATCAGAGCCAAAAACTTCAATAGGTGCTGAAAGGCCATCGTAATCAAAACATAAACTTTCGAGTTGGTTGCTGTATTTTTTAAGCATCTTGTAGCACTCGGAAGCCATAGCATCAGTCCAGTTTTCTGGAAGAGTATCTGCACAGCGTTGACCAAATTTTGTATCAGAACCGTTAAAGCCCACGCCGTCTTGTGCCTCGGCACCATCACAGTTCGCCGCTATAAGGCTTACTGCTTCCCAGAGATCATTAATAACTTCTTCATCGTTGTGGCCCATAGTTTCTGTTTTCATGTCTTTTTTCCTTATGTGTTTTTGTAAAGTAATGCGTCCTTTAAGTATAGGGGGAATTGACCTATATCACAACTTGCGTCTATTCAACATTTTCTGTTCCTGAATGCTCCTAGCCAAAGCAACCATCTGCTGGACTAAAGGCTTAGAAACTCCCATTTCTTTAGCGATCTGGGAGTAAGTAAACCCATCTCCTCCGTTACCGAAATCGCTTGCTTCTTTAACTGATAAAGCACGCTCGGCAATAGCAGAACGCCTAAACGCATCTGCCGCAGGCAGCACCCTCTCATTAAGAAGCCTCGCTCTTTCCATTGGGTCTTCTACATCTTTTACTTGTTCAAATAACTCTATTAAATTGTCCATACTTTGTTCCTGTTCTCTATGTCTCGTTTATCATCAGTAGCGCCCTATCGTCTCCCCCATCAACTCTGGGAGCCCTAAACGTTAACGACGTTACAAACTTCGGGCCATCATCAGGTATTACCCCTGCATCTACCAAACCATCTATGCAAGCCTTCGCTACCGGAAAGTGCCCTCCAGTATCAGCCATGTGTCGTCGATCTTTTCTACAAGGAATAAATACAACTTCGATTGCATTCATCGGTGGCACTTCTGCTTCTATCGCCGCTTCGCAAGCCGCTTCTCACCATGACTTAACAAACTTCG